CGTAACAGCAGCAACTAATAACTCTTTTGATGGTTTCCAAAAACTAATCGCAGCTTCTGCAGCAGCAGGAGACATTCCAGCAGCTCAACAAGTAACGGCAGCGACTCTTTCAGCAGCGAATATTATCGCAGAAATGAGTAAAGTAGTTGATGCAATACCTTCTTCACTATACGGAAAAGAAGATTTATTTGTTTATGTAGGTTCAGCAGCAGCTAAATTCTACGTTCAGGCGTTAGGTGGATTTGCAGCTAACGGATTAGGAGCAAATGGTACAAATAATCAGGGAAGTCAGTGGTGGAATAACGGCAGTCTGACAATCAACGGCGTTAAAGTTTTTGTTTGTCCAGGAATGGGAGTTAACAAAATGTATGCAGCACAAAGAAGTAACTTATACTTTGGATGTGGCTTATTAAATGACACAAATGCAGTTAAAGTGCTGGATATGAGCGACTTAGATGCGTCAAATAATGTAAGAATGGTAATGAGATTTACCTCTGCTGTCCAATTTGGAATCGCATCGGATATCGTAGAATATGCTTAAATGCTTGACAATCAGTTAGTTAACTGGTTTAACTTAAATTAACCAACTAAGAGTATTGGGTTAACAGCCTGATACTCAAGGTTTTAAAAATAAAAAATATGGCTTGTACAATAAATACGGGTAGAAAAGTTCCCTGTAAATCAGCCTTCGGAGGAATTAAGAGGGTATATATGGCGGATTGGGGAACAATCACAGCATTAGTAATAGATGGAACAACTAAGGAGGTAACAGGTTTTACTGGTTCGCCAACGTGGTTTCAGTTCGATGTAAAATCAGCTTCTAGTTTAGAAACAACGGTTACCTCTTCTAGAGATAATGGTACGACATTCTATACTCAAACTTTAACATTAGTAATGCCTTTCTTAGACGCTAAGACACAGGCAATTTTACAGGTAATTGCAGTAGGTAGAACCTACCTCGTAATAGAGGATTACTACGGTAATAGCTTTTTATGTGGATTCCAATCAGGATGCGAACTTACTTCGGGAGCAATTTCGACTGGAGTAGCCGCTGCTGACCTCTCAGGATTTTCAATTACTATGGAGGCGATGGATGACAGAGCGCCATACTTCTTGACTACAGCAGTAACATCGTCAGGAGACCAAATTGATCCGACGTTAACAGCTCCACCAGTACCAGGTGCTTAATAAAAATAGTTTTTTAGTTAGAAAAAAAAGTCTTCATAATCGGAGGCTTTTTTTTTGTTTTATACAATTCTACAAATTACCTCATTTTTTACGTTATATAAGTGTATGATAATTTTAACCACATCAACGGCATCTCAAACATTTTCTGTTATACCTCGTCAGTATGACGATAGTGACTTTACAATACGAGTGCGAGACGACAGTACAAATATTACAGTCACTTATTTAAACAAAACGGGAACTATAGTTGGAAACTATTTACAGATTAATAATGTTTTTAATCCTGTTTTAGTTGAGGCTCATTTTTACGATTTACATATGTTCGTCGACTATGATTTTTGGAATACTAATAATAGTTTTTGGAATTTATACGATATTTTATGGCAAATAGACGGTAACTACAAAGAGGATATTTTTAGAGATAGGGTTTTTTGTACCGATCAGGATATAGACCAATTAAATGATAATGACCATTACAAGCTAAACAAAGGGCAGTATACTCATTATAATGGATTTAATAACACTTATATAGTAAGATGATAAAAAAACGATTAAGAAACGACAAAGGACAATTTAAAAAGACTTCAAAAGTCTCAGAATACGGATTTGTAAATTTAAGTACTTATACAAGTCCTGTAATAAAAGAAGTAAGTGGCAAAGACTGGATTGAATATGGCGCTGACAACAACTACTTTCAAATCCTTTTGGATAGGTATAATGGAAGCCCGACCAATAACGCAGCGATTAACGGTATCAGTCAAGCCATTTATGGAAAAGGTCTAAATGCGTCCGACTCAAATTTAAAGCCGTTACAATACGCGCAAATGATTTCTTTGTTTAAAAAAGAAACTGTTAGACGACTTTGTTACGACCTTAAATTAATGGGACAATGTGCGGTTCAAATTATATACTCAAAAGACAGAAAAAAAATAGCTCAGTTGGCTCATATGCCGATTGAAACATTAAGAGCTGAAAAATGTGATGACAATGGTGACGTTTTAGCTTACTATTATTTTAAAGATTGGGCAAATATAAAACGAAGTGACACGCCTTTACGTATTCCTGCATTTGGAACATCAAACTCAGATATCGAGATAATGTACATAAAGCCCTATAAATCAGGGTTTTACTATTATTCACCAGTTGACTATCAGGGTGGATTACAATACGCTGAATTAGAGGAAGAGGTGTCAAATTATCATTTAAATAATATACTTAACGGTCTAGCACCCAGTATGTTAATCAATTTTAACAACGGTACACCTAATCAACAAGAACGTCAATTAATAGAAACAAAAATCGCTCAAAAGTTTTCGGGATCTAGTAACGCAGGAAAATTTATTCTAGCGTTTAACGATAATAAAGAAAGCCAGGCAGAGATTACACCTGTTCAACTTAGTGACGCACATAATCAATATCAATTTTTATCTGAGGAATCGCAATCCAAAATTCAGGTTGCTCATAGGGTGGTATCACCGTTCTTGTTAGGTATTAGAACTAGCGCAGGATTTTCGTCAAATGCAGACGAGATTGAAACTGCTAGTTTATTAATGGACAATACCGTTATTAGACCGTTTCAGGAACTTTTAATAGATTCCTTTGACCAAATACTAGCGTACAACGATATCGCTTTAAAACTATACTTTACGACGTTACAGCCATTAGAATTTACTGTAGTAGATAAAGCAATTCAAGGGGATCAGGATATTGAAGAGGAAACAGGATACGAATTTGACAAGACTAATCTTGCAAAATATCCCTGGGACAAATGCATAGCAGATCAAACCGCTAAATATGGAGCTGAAGCCGCACCCAAAATCTGTGGATATATTAAATCAAATATGTCAGCAGTAGATTTAAAAGAGATAGACGGCAAACAAGCATATAAAACAAAAGAACAAGCGGAGGCAATAGCTGCCCTTGCAGGATGTGGTGGATCTCACGAACACAAAGAAGAGGATGGGACTATATGGTATATGCCTTGTGAGAATCACGACGTGGCTAAAGACAAATTAGAGGAACTTACAAATCAATTAATTTCATTTGGTGAAGACGAGGAAGCTCTTTTAGAGAATTATAATCTAATAGACGTTTCTGAGGTTAATTATGAAAGTGAAGACCATTACGACGAGGTAGTGACTGAATTAAATACGCCTAAACAATCAACGCTAAATAAAATAGTAAATTTAGTTAGAACAGGTCAATCATTTCCAAACAGAAAATCTAAACAAGACGGCGTTACTAAGCAAACAGGATTACAAAAATTTATGGTGAGGTATCAATACGCACCATTAAAAACAGGCAGCGATGCTAGGAAGTTCTGTAAGGCAATGGTAAGAGCAAAACGTATTTACCGAAAAGAAGATATCGAAAGGATGTCTAATCAGGCTGTAAATCCTGGATTTGGTGTTAAGGGTGCTGCGACTTATAGTATTTGGCTAGGAGACGAACACGCAAACAACTGCGAACCAGACAGTTACAATTTATATAAAGGCGGTGCTAGGTGCAAACATAAATGGTTTAGAAAAACGTATATGTTAACTCTTGACGGAGACAAATCATTAGTAACCTCAACAAAAGCAAAATCTTTAGGTTTTAAATTTCCAATAAACGATCAGCTTGTCCCAGTAGCTCCTGCTGATATGAAATATAAAGGATATACAAAAGCATATTGGGATAAAATGCAAAGAGCAAAATCCAAAATGGACGACAATGCTAGTAAAATGATGGATTCAATAAGATAGAAACAAAAAAATATGGCAACAGTACTTTTTATAAACCGAACGGACTTAGTAAGAAATTCTATAATTGACGGAAATGTCGATACAGACAAATATATATTTTTTATTAAAACGGCGCAAGAAATCCATATACAGCAGTACTTAGGGACGAAAATGTACGACGCTTTAACGGCTGCAATTGTAGCAGGAATAGATTTAGGTGTTAATGCGAGATGGAAAACATTACTTAATGAGTATGTTGTCCCGATGCATATTTGGTTCGCACAGGTTGACTTCATTCCTTTTAGTTCGTATCAATTACGAAACGGAGGTATGTATAAACACCGCTCAGAGAACTCAGAAACGGTTTCTAAGGTTGAGGTAGACTATTTAGTCGAAAAGGCACGAACAAACGCTGAGTGGTACTCTAGAAGGTTTATAGACTATATGTCTTTTAATCAAACTTTGTTTCCTGAATATACGAATAATGTAAATGACGACTTAAATCCGTCTACCGATGCAACTTTTAACGGCTGGGTTCTGTGAAGTACAAAATTAAACAATCAAATATTAAGAAATTAAAGCTCTTTTTAAAAAAGATCGAAAATAATAAAATAAAAAAAACAAAGAATGGCGACTCTATTTAATACTAAAATTTCACAAACATATCCTGGTCTTTTTAAGACTATTGATAATGCTGTTTTAACGGCTGCTTTTAAAGAGCTTACAGACGGATCAGGAAATCAATCAGGTCTTTTTTTAAACACAGCAGGTGATTTTAAAGTTACTGCCATATTAGAATGGGGTTCGCTTAAAGATACAGGTACAGGAGTCACTATAACGCAATTTGTTACAGCAGCTAATGGAATAGGAAACTTTAATAACGATACAACCGTTCCAACATCCGCAGCCGTAAAGCTATACGTAGACACTAAATTTGCTATAACAGATACTTTAACAGAGGTTTTAGGATTTGGCAATACTACAAGCGGAAAAGATATAGCGGTAAGCGCAGGGGATGACATTACCTTTACAGATACTTCTAAAATCTTAATGGGTAATTCTCAAGATTTAAAAATCTATCATTCTGGTAGTAATAGTTTTATTGAGGACTCAGGAAGTGGTGGTTTAAGAATTTTATCAAATGAGTTTAGAGTATATAATCAAGCACAAAGTGAGTTAATTATAAATGCAGTTGAAAACGGAGCAGTAGAATTGTATTATGATAATACTAAAAGATTTGAAACTACAACAGATGGTAGTAAAGTAAGTGGGAATCTTGTTGTGACAGGAACTATTACAGGTTCAGGAGGAGGCTCATTCTTGCCACTAGCAGGAGGCTTAATGACTGGTAACACTATCCACAACGATAATGTTAAAAGCATATACGGAACTGCATCGGATGGACTTGAGA